GTGAATGTCCATTGTGTCACGGTACTGGTGTGTTTCATCATTGTACGGCAAGCACCATCACAGCCAGTCCATGCCCTAATTGCAACGAAGCTTTGAAAAAACGGCGTAAACGTGAATTTGAAGAACTAAGGAACGAAGCAAAACGACTATTGAGAAAGGAGTAGAGGTGTATGTCACCAAACAAGAAAATGGCAGCTGAGATTAGGGCGGCTTATGCAAATTATGGTGATGATCCAGATAATTGGCCGGAAGATGTTAAAAAGGAAATCCGCGGTCAAGCTGAGGAACATCACACAGCAGAAAACAATGTGCTTCGTCACATGATTTTGCATGGGTACACCAACCAATATATTGCACAAGAACGGTCCAAGACACCACAATATATACAGCAATTGCGTGACAGAATGCGAAGACGTGACGAATTGGATTACCAAGCCACACCCGATGAATTGACACAGCTAAAATATAACGTCAAACACATGAATAAGCCTAACAACCAAGGAGTGGCTAGCGTTATGGGGCGCGACAAGGATTGGATGCGTTGCATGCGAGAGAAGCTACGGGAGGCAGCCAATGAAGCACGGCGATAAGGTGTATTACCACCCACGCCACCACGTTAAGAAGAAAGCTACGTGGCTATGCTGGATCACTCGTGGTGATAGGCGGTTAGCAATGATTAAAGTTAAAGGTAGCTACAGGCATATTGAGGTGGCACCGAGTGATGTTGAGATTGGGAGGGCGAATGATGGTACCAAAATTTAGAGCGTGGGACGAAATACAGCACAAGATGCTACAAGTCGATTATATAGAGTTTATCGATGGCAAGGCTTACTGGGTTGAAGCTAGTTCTGCTGATGATAATCCCCAAGGCGGAAATGATGGCCCGGTTAGGGATAACAGCCAACTTAAATTAGAACAATCTACCGGACTGAAAGATGTCAATGGCAAGGAAATCTACGAAAACGATATTGTCAAAATGCATATCGTAGCACTTTCACCTGATGACAAAATTGGTTACGTTGAGCATCACAAGCAATACGGTTACTCACTAATCATGGGTAAAAGACGATACCGGCAAGAATATTGGGCAACTGATAACCAAGCCGAATATGAAGTCATTGGTAACGTACACGAGAGCCCAGAACTATTGGAGGCGCAGCATGATTAAGATATACCGCAAAACGGAAACAATTAAGGCTGAGCAATTTGACGAAGCAAAATGGCAGTCTATTTATAACGATTCCCATAACCCGGAAGAATGGGATATTGAAGCGCAGAAGTTTGGTATTGACCATTATCATGGATATTTCATTATTCCAACGTATGAAGGGGACATGCGGATTCATGACGGCGATTGGATCGCTACCGGCGTAAACGGCGAACACTGGCCGATTTCTGATGACGTTTTCCGGAAGACGTATGCAGAGTTGCCGGTGATTCCTAAAGGAGTTGCGTGGTGGATTGAGCTAACCAAACAAGCCGGTAAGAGCTTGGGCGACATGTTCGTGGATTATACTCCTGAACAATTGACAGATGCTGATGAGGATATGATTTCAGACTGGGTTGGTGACAACAAGAATCAAACTATTCTGGCGAATACACTTGCCCGTGCGTGGCTAGACGGGTACCAAGTGGAGGCACAGCATGACACACGAACAGATTGAGTATCGCAATTACGTGATGCAAGGCATGGCAAGCTATGGTGGCGATGTGGCACAGGCGTTAGTTTGGTGCGGCAATCACTTTACTAAGCTGAGCAACAGCCAGCGCAACATGATTAACAAGCTGTCGGCGAAGGAACGCAACCAGGTTATCCATGAGCTGACGATGGGATAAAATTATTATTTTATGTAGGAGGACGTATGGATAAAACACGCGACGAAATGAACGGCAATCAACGTATGCTGCTTAGCTATCTGGAATCACTGGTGCCTAAAGATGATGTACTGATGGGACTAGCTGTATTCCAATCAAAATTAAGTGAGCACAGCGTGCCTAAGGAAGTTTATATCGCTTTGGGTATGCTGGCAATGCGGAGATTACTAACGTGCTACACGAGCTGACACGGCCATTTTAGACAGCAAAAAAGGGCCGCTTACCGGCAACCCTTACCCCAAATTGGCTCCTAAAATTTACTCTTACTCCGCGGCCAACGAACGAAATATTATGCCATTAACGTTAAAGCAAACTTAAAATAAGCTTAAGATGGAGGAATGATGGGTGAAACGATCGACGATTAGAACGGTAGAGGATATTCTACGTGATTATCCCAAAATTGATAAATTAATTAAGGCTAGAGAAGAGGAATTGCGCCATCCAATAAAACAAGAAGACGACAATGTCGGTGGTGGTAGATCATCTATGATAGGTGATAGTGTAACTACGGTATTGATAAAGATAGAAGAAGATGGACCACTAAATCTTTTGAAACGAAAAAAGAGTGCAGTTCAAGAGTGCTATGCTAGTTCTGATGAGGATACTCAGGTAATAATCAAAGAATTATATTTTAAAAAACGGCCACGGCTTAGTGTGGAGGGAATAGTTGCTAATGGGATAGTTAATTGTAGCCGAAGCAGTGCTTTTCTTTTAAAAAAGGAGTTCATTGAAAAGTGCGCTAAAATGCTAGGCATATACTGAATTGGAAAAAACACAAGATTATCATGATACTATTGTGATATTAATCTGATACTATTGTGATATTATTTTGATACTTTTAACCCCTAATTTGGGTGTAAATTAGTATCATAGATGAAAATCGTTAAGGTGCGTGCATAGCTCAACGGCAGAGTAAAGAAGATACGGGTTCGACTCCCGTTGCACGTATTGGGCAAATAACTCAAAGGAGATGGACTCTCCCGTTCATTGACTGAGTGCCCAAGTGTGATTGTAACTGGCGTTGGCCTGCCAGAAGAGGGCGGTTTGACTTCCGTGTGTGGTTAGATTCCACACCAATCACATTTCACAAGCGTTATATAACACTTATGAAAAGATAACGATTATTATATAGTTGTGGCCTATATTTACCAGCTGATACAGGCTATTAGCGTATTCTTTCTCGTGTCTCCCATGGGGGGAGTTCAAATCAGTGTATATGACTACTACAGCTGGGGGAGTTATATATGTAAGGCCGTCTTTCCAACGAGTCGGCCTTTTAGTTTGGAGTGCTAGCAATGAGAAACTATCAACGGGACAACTTAATATTCGGCCTGCTGATGGTGCTACTCATTATCGTGTTGGGAGTGTGGCTACATGCGACACACTGAATATGGCTACATTAGCCCAGCAGAGAATCATTGCTATCGTGACTTAGAGCGTTGGTTGGCTGATAAGAAAAAAAGTAAGCGTCGTGCTAATAAGCTTGGCGCTTTTTACTTGGAAAATAAGCAAAGCCCGGTACACGGGGATTCACAACATATTGAATTTAATTTGGAAAAGAAAAAAGGAGCGTGAGCACAATGGGCAGCAACCAAGGTATTGCGCAATACTAAAATGTGATCTCTATACGCTAAACTTAAAAGAGTAAGTTGACGGGGGCTTTGTAACCTAACGTTAGTCCTGATGATCGAAAAAATTATTAGGTTCGCTTGGAATAGGTAAACACTAAAACAAATTGAAGTAGGTTGTGAACTTGTCTGAATTGAGATTAATTCAAGAAACGTTATTCCTATGATGATACAATCATGTATGACACAAATTTCAATCAAGCACATTTCACAAGCGTCATATGGCACTTATATAAACATAAATATTATAATATAACTGTATTAGGAAATACCCCCAAATTATTTCTTAGTATGTAACTCCATTCGCATTTACTAGTGTTGCGATGACAACTCGATAACGCTAGTGATTGAGCCGACATTGCATCGTCGGCTTTCATACAGTGGGCCGCCTTTCCGACGAGGCGGCCTTTTAATTTCGAAAAAACGGAGGCGTGGTGGTATGTAATGACACGTAAATTAACAGCAAAACAGCGCAAGTTTGCAAATGAATTCATTAAAACTAACAACGCATATAAATCAGCTATAAAAGCAGGCTACGCAAAGGGTACAGCTCGCAATGCAACTAAACAATTACTGGAAAATACAGGAATTCATGAATATATCATTAAAAAGACTGGAAAAGTTGAAAAATACGAATCTGATGAAGCTGACGAAGTGCTTAGAAATATTTACCGTATCAGTGCCGGCAAGGAAATTGAGCGTCATTATGTGCAGATTGATAATCTGGCTAAAGAAGCGATGGGTAATGATAACTCGCTTGAGGCTCGCATGGGATACATGGTAGATAACACAACATTGACACCAGCCTCAACTAAAGAGCAGGTAGCTGCAGCTGAACTGTGGTTCAAGCTAAATGGCAAACTTAAAAATGACAGCAAAGAAGTCGAGGAACAGAAAGTTCGTAAGCTGGAAGCCGAGGCTGACGTGGCAGAACAAAAGGCGCGTGATGCTAGAAGCGGTGGTCAAGATGTTGGCAAGCAGTTTGACAAGATGTTCGAGCGGTTGAAGGAGGACAGCGACAAATGACAACTTATGCTGATTTGAAGTATACAAAGAAGCAAGTCGAAGTCTTCAAACAGTTTGACCGTGACGACTGGTCGCTAATGATCAACAGTGGGGCCGTTGGTTCTGGCAAGACGGTCATTGACAATGACATGTTTTTGCGTGAACTATTACGGATTGGCAAGCTAGCCCAATCGATGGATAAGAAAGCGCAATATATTCTAGCCGGATTTTCTAGTAAGACGATTGCTAACAACGTTCTACAAGAAATCATGCAGGCTTACCCTATGCTTAATATTAAGTTTGATGTGCATGGCGCTTTCGAGTTGTTTGGCGTGCGGGTTGTCCAAGCCTATACGGGTTCGATTGCCGGTATGGCATCTATTCGTGGTATGAACGCCTGGGGTGCTTACATCAATGAAATGTCGCTGGCTAATGAACAAGCATTTACGGAAATCCGTAATCGTGTGCGTGGATTTGAAGGGGCTAGAATTATTGGTGATACCAACCCGGATACGCCAACCCATTGGCTGAAACGAAAGTACATTGACCAAGCCAAGGACAAGTCAAAAGGCATCATCTACAATCACTTCACGATGGACGACAACACTTTTTTGCCAAAGAAGTATGTGCATGATATGAAGGCTCAAATGAGTGGCATGTTCTATGATCGCAGCATCTTAGGATTGTGGGTTGCTGGTGAAGGATTGGTTTATGGCGACTTTGATAAGTCCAAGAATGTTATCAGTCGCTCGGAATTTGATAAACGGACCGCGGATCAAACACTTAATTACTATTGTGGCGTTGATTGGGGCTACGAGCACGATACGTCGCTTGTGGTGCTTGCTGACGACAATCAGGGCAATACGTACTTGGTTGAGGAACACACCGGTAATTTACAACAGATTGACCATTGGGTTAGTGTCGCTAAGCAGATACAACAAGACTATGGGTACAATATTCCATTTTATTGTGACACGGCCCGGGTTGAACATATTGATGAGTTTCAAGCTAATCATATTAACGCATTGTATGCCTATAAGGCAGTACTAAAAGGTATTGAAACGGTTGCCGGTAAAATTAAACAACGCCAGTTTATGGCTGTTCAAGAAGGCATGCAACAATTCTTGGACGAGGTTTATCAGTATGTCTGGAATGACAAAACGGGTGAGCCGGTTAAAGAGCATGACCATGTCATGGACGCTGTACGATACGCGATTGCAACTAAACTGTGGAATCAAAAGAACGAACAGCCAAGCAATAGTTATGATGATCAGACTAAGCTATTAGCTGATAACGGGTTGATCGATTATCCTGATGATTTTTGGTGATTTGTTCATATCCAAAATAGACACTCAAAATGGACAGCTGATTAAACGCTGAAAAAGCAGGTTTTAAGCTTACGGGCTTTGAATTTATAGGATATTCAGCCTTTTAAATTGTATTGTCCATATAGAGTACACCTAGGTTAGACATTTAAGCATAGGTTTTGAGGTGAAATTGATGTCAAAGCTCATGACAATGGAAGAGTGGAAAAAACAAGCAACTACCAAGGACACAGCACCGCTTGATATGAATGTGTTTGAACCAATGCTGAATGGCAAGCCACTAGAATTTACCGATAGAGGCATTACTTATTCAGTACCAATTGGGTTAGATGTTAAATATATTATTGAAGCGATGGCAGAATTGATTAACGAAAATATTAATGAAGAAGATAAAACGGTCAGCGACTCTAATAGATTGCTGGCCGTTAAGTTTGCACACAATTATTGCCAACTACATGAAAGCGAGGTGAACAATGATGGCAGAGACAAACGACAAAACAGCTCACAGCCTGTCGATTAATCCTAAGCCAAACTCGATTAGTCTGTTAAATGGTAAGCGTTATGGTGGGCGTTATTCGTTCGACACCAACCAAATATACAGCATTCCACAAGCAACCTGGGACGCTATTAAAGATACCCCAGCGGCATTTGAAAAGTTAGTACAGTGGTATGTTAATGACCACTATACGAATCAGCTGCCACGGATTCTTGAATTGGAACGTTACTACCAAGCGGACAATAACATTCATTACTGGTTGTCTAACAAGAAGAGCCATCGAGCAGATAACCGTATCTCTAGCGCATTGGCGCGCTATATTACTAATATTCAAGTAGGATACGAGTTTGGCACGCCACTAACGTTCGGTTACCAAAACAAAGATGATGACACTGACACTGGTGACGGGCCAATGCAAGCACTAGATGATTTCAACCAAACCAATGATGAGCCGTATCACGAAAAGATTATGGGCAAGAACCTAGCGAATACTGGCCGTGCGTATGAGCTGCTATATGTAGCAAATGGGTCTAAAGATCCACGAATTACGGCAATCGATCCTAACAGTGCATTTGTGGTTTGGTCAACCGACGTAGAACCCGTAGAACTTTTTGCTGTGCGTTATTACGTCGTTAAGGTGGCAGATGAAACAAACTATCAAATTGAAGTCTATACGGATAAGAACATTTATCACTTTACAGCGGGTGACGAACCTGACAGTGATTGGACTCTGACAGACAACGAAGAACACTTTTTCCAACAAGTACCGTTAACTGAATACAGCTTAAATGAAGAACGTGTGGGCGCTTGGGAGACTAAGCTTGATGAAATTGACGCCTATGACCAAGCACTATCTGAAATGGCTAACAGCCAAGAAGACTTTAGCAATTCAATGCTGATGATCAACGGAAAAGTTGCCAACAATTCCGGCAAGTCAGAGCAAAAACTAGGCCCAGACGGTCAGCCAGTTTACAGTGACAATGTGAGTGGTGGATATACAAAGGAATCCACAACCAACGGGAAAAGTAATGCACCCGTTATGGTTGAAAAGGTGCTTGATAGCAACACAAACGTTTTGTATCTACGGCCATACGTCCAGAAAAATCCAAACGGATCGCCAACTATTGTGCCAACATCGGCAGCTTATCTGACTAAGTCGTTGAATGCTAGTGAGTGGCAAATTTACATTAACCAATTGTTATCTGACATTCATAAGGACACAAACACACCCGACACGACTGATCAAAACTTTGCAGCCAATGCATCGGGTGTTGCTATGGCTTACAAACTGTGGGGCAGTGACCAAGAAATGGCTATGTCGGAAACACTTTATCAACGTGGCATACGTCGCCGACTACGGTTGTTAATGACGTATTGGAGTTATCTCAAAAATAACGACGTTACGATCACCGATGAAAACAATCCGGCCGACAATGTGACAATCACATTCACGCCTAATCTGCCTAAGAACAATCAGGAAACGATGACGCTTATTCAAGGTCTCAATCAGACGGGAAAATTTTCTGCAGAAACGTTGCGTAATTTGGCTGAACCGATTACTGGGATTCCGGCTGATCAAGAAAAACAACGAGTAGATGATGAGTCTGGCGATCAAGATGAACGAACGACAGACATGATTGCTGCTGCGCAAGCCAAACTGCAGAAAATGAATGAGGCAGGTGATAGCGTTGACAACGATCAAGAAGGAGCGTCAGAAGATTCGCCAACTGGTCAAACAGGACAAGGCGAACAGTCAGACGATCAATAGTTTCTATCAGCAATCCTTAAGCATTATCGCCAACCATCTAAAAGAGTTCTATAACGAGTACGCCGATGATAGTGGGTTAACTCTTAATCAAGTATCGTCAGCAGTTAGTTCATGGGACACGCAACACTTTTACGCTTATATTAACGAAATGTTAACGGACGTTCAACCCGACGATAAACTATCTAAGCAGTTACAGGCTGCTTATGTTAAAGCATCATTAACCAAGCGAGATATGTTGGGTGCAATGATTGGGGCTGGTATGAGTATTGCAACAGCGAGAAGCGAACTCTATGGTGTCACAGAACTCAATAGACAGCGTTCGGCAGCGTATGCGGATAACTCTTCACGTTCACAGCAAAGCGTTCCACAGAGCACTGAACAGGCCGAATACGTGCAACGATTATGGGTGCACCAAGAAGTTATGGCTAATCGCATGATTGAGACCTTAAATAAAGGTCTGAGTCGGGGTATTTCAGTAACAGCAATGAACAAGCTAACTCGCAGTATTCCACAGTCGGGTGATCGAATTGATGATAACTTGGCAACACCAATGAATCAGCTATTATCTCGAATTGATGGATTAATGCAGACACAATCTGTTGAGAACACCAACGAAGGTAAAAGACAAGCTTACGAAGATAGCGACGTTAAATTTGTAATGTGGCTAACCGAAGAAGACTACCATGTTTGTGATATTTGCCAACCATTAGACAAGCAGATATTTCCATTCGGCCAAGCACCGATTCCTCAAGAAGATACGCACCCGCGTTGTCGATGCCAATTGGTAGCGTGCGATGAAGATGGTAATTTACTTGATGGCCAACCAGACGGCATGATGACAGGTGAATTTGATTAGGGGCGATTTGTAAATAATAGCCCCTTAAAAACACTTACAAATAAGGGTAGTTAACAAAGAATCGAAATTATAGGGGTTATTTATATGATTTATATGATAATAACTCCTATTTTTGTGGGCTTTTTCTTACTTGCAGCCCTAAAAGAACAAGCAATTTAGTCATTCGGACTTTAACCGATCTAGTCTGCGGACTTTAAAAAGGAGCTTTTACGATGAAGATGAACTTGCAATATTTTGCTGAACCTGGTGAAGAACCAAAGCCAATCGATCCTAATAAGGAGCAGCAACAGGAACCTAAAGATCAAGAACCATCCGGTAAAACATATTCACAAGATGACGTGAATAAAATGATGGGTGCCAAAGCTAAGCAGCTGGAAGAAAAGTTTAATGGTCAGCTGGAATCCTTAAAAGAAGAATGGATGTCTAAAGGGGAAGAACGCGCTGGCATGAATGCACAACAGAAGGCCGAAGCAGAACTCGATGACAAGCGACAAGCCCTGGCAGACCAAGAGAAACGATTACAGGAACGACTAGACGCCGTTGATGAGAAAAATGCTTTGGCTGCAACTAAGTCAGCCTTAACGGATAGCAAGATTCCTGTTGAATTTGCAGAATTCGTTACTTCTAAAGATGACGATGTACGTAAGAACAATATCGACAAGTTTATCGACCTGTTCGACAAAGCGGTTCAAGATGGCGTAGAACAACGTGTCCAGGGCACACATACACCGCAGAACGGTGGTCAAACAGTTCCTGGATCGCTGACACGCGAAGATTTTGCCAAGCTCAACATGGATCAGCAAACTCAAATTTATCGTGAGAACCCAGATTTATACAACAAACTTAAATAGGAGGTGTAGGTAATGGCTGTAATTAACGGCAATCCTACGAATTTTAGTAACTTAATTGAACCAACAGTATTTCTTGATTGGGTCTATCGACAAAATACGCAAACTAATCGTTTTGTGGCGTCTGGTGTTTTAAAGAACGATCCCATTCTAGGTGGACGTTTGCTTCAACCGGGTCGGACAGTAGAAATCCCGGCGATGAACGACTTGTCCGGCGATGCTGATGAATGGAACGATACGCATGACATTCAAACGAATGGTGTCGACTCTGCAATGGAACACGGCATTAAGATGTATCAAAGTAAGTCGTTTGGTAATACTGACTGGGGCGATTTGATTTCTGGTGCAAGTACACAGCAACAGATTGCTAATCGTTTCGGCAATTGGTGGACGCGCCAAGACACTAGCTTGTTGCTGAACACAGTAAAAGCAACGTTCAACAACGCAGATATTGCAACTGCCAAGTCTTACGGTGTTGGTGCCGAAAAGGAATTATCCGCTGCAGACTTTGTTAAGGCACTCGCACGAATGGGTGACGTGATGGACAACACTCTGTCAACCTTAGTCGTTAACTCAGCAGCGTACTCAGAAATGCGTGAGCAAAACTTGATTGAGTATCTGCAACCATCCGGTGCAGCTACACCAATTGCTACGTATCAAGGCATGAGCATCGTTCAAGACGATAGCATTCCAGTTGCTGATGACGGGACAACCTATGCATTAATCTTCGGCCCTGGTGCCATTGATTACGCAACGGCTACACCGAACAATGGTTTAGTCGTACAACGTGATGAATTCCAAAAGGGTGGCATGGTTGCCATTATTCAAAAGCGAGTAGTGACTTGCCATGTGGCCGGTACTAACGTTGATTTAACACAGACTAATCCTGACACTTACCAAGCTGATTTGAAGGCAGGAACTAAGCCATTGTTTGCCGTTTCTTATGATCCGCGACAGATTCAATTGGTTAAGTATGGATTCAAGGTTGGTACGGATTATGTAGTGCCAACGATCAATGCGCCTAAGAAGACAGCAACTGGTGGTTCTAGTACTTCAGGAAGCGGCAAGTAGAAAGGTGATTAGGTATGGAAGACACACTGACACCGGAAGATATCAAGAGTGATATTAATATCTTCCAAGGATTTAGCGATGCTCATATTAAAGAGCGGCTAGATGACGCGGCACTTAAGGCTAGTCACGATCAAATTTCAGATGACGCGTTAATCAACGCCACAAGAGCCTGGACGCGTCATCTGCTATACAAGGACTGGTTCATGAACTATGGCGGCGTTCAATCTGCTAGTACGTTTGGCAACTCGCAGACAATGGTCAATTTTAATGGGTATGACGACTACCTTGCTGAATATGACGATATCGTTGATGATTATGGTGTGTCGGACTCCATGGGAGCGGTGTGGACTGAATGACTGAAGATTTTGATAATACCGCAGAGGCAATTAGACGATTACAAGAGTTGCAGTCGGTTAGGTTGTCCGTGGGGGTACCATGGCTTAATAACCATTTGAATATGATTGCTATGGTCCAGGAATACGGTAAGACTATTGTTCCAGTCAATCGACAGTGGCTAGCGTTGCCAACGCCAAACTCAGGTGATAAACGGCCAGCAGATTTTCAAAACCTCTTCTTCATGTTGGGAAAGAACGCTGATCAAGCCTATTTAGCCATGCCAGATGCCAATAGTGGCTTTAAAATCATGTTCATTCTACGCAAGAGTGTTGTGATTCCACCGCGTCCATTCTTACGTTACTCGTTTAACCACCACCTTGATCGTTGGACAGAGTTAGGCGCTGACTTGGTTTTTAAATGTATGATCGGTGAGATTGAGCCTAAAGATGTGTATTCAGTACTGGGAGAAGCGATGGTTAAAGATATCAAACAAACCATCACTGACTTCAGTACACCAAGTAACGCACCATTGACTGCTAAGAATAAAGGATTTAACGATCCGTTAATTGATAGTGGAGAACTACGTGATTCAATCACATGGATTACAGAAAGGATTTGAGCTTATGAGTATGGAATTAGTTATTGTTGTAGCAAAGACGGGGGCAGACGGTGCTTATATCACACCAAGCCGTGATACAGAGCAAACGAGTGACATTGCCTTCTTCCCAGAAGATGATCCAAAGGTTGTCAAGATTACGGGATACGCGCCTGGCGACACAATTCCCAGTGGCAAATATTTTGCTGCTTTCTATAATCCGGACACCAAAAAGTTTCTGGGACAATTTGTATCAGTATCTGGCTTTACGGTTGCAGGCGAATCAACACCGAGTGATCTTAAAGTAACGCCAACCGATACTGGTGCTGAAGTCGCAGCAGGCAACTAACGATGAATTTTCAAAATTTTGGGAATTTTGGATTCATGAATGACATGTTAGCTGAAGACCTGACAATCACCATTCCAGGTCATGATGCCGGAGATTCTGATGAATTAGGTCGACCAATCATGGCCCCAGCTAAGGTAAAAAAGGTGCATGAGCCGATCGTTAACTCAACCAATCCCAATATGACGTATACCCCAGAATTGGGTGGCCAGTTACCCGTCGGCACACTTTATTGGTTATCAGGCCTAGTTGGCTGCCCCAAGGGAACAAGGGTTCAACGCGCTTCTGGCGCGGCCTATGAGGTCATTAATCACGGTGATGATTTTGCGGCTGGTCGGGTTTACTACCAGTTGAAGGAGGTTGGCACTGATGAGTGAGTTCAACCTGTATGACGCTGTTTCAGCAGCACTGGTTAAGCAAATTAAGACGTACATGCCTCAAGTTACTGTGCGTCCAGAGAGCGTTAAGCACTTTACGCCTGCTTATCCGTATGTCACGTACAAAATCTATGATGATTACGACCGAGTGCTATTCAATACCGTGAATGAAGAAATTTTTGATATTCACGTTCAATTTAAAGCCGTCTCAAATGACGAAGGAGAAGCTAAAACACTCGGTCACGAGTTGCGGAAGCTTTTTTTCTTGCAACAACCAGCGTATGAGCTATTTCAGCAGCACATTGTTGCCAAGGATTGCAACACAATCCCATCAACTGACACGTTTCTTGATGTTGATTGGCAGTTTATGTCTGGTGCTGACTACACGTTTGGTGTTCAAGACAACTTCACTGATGAGACACAAACGGGAAGTATTGCGAGTGTTGACCCGCAAATTAATACAAAAGGAGCTGAATAAATTTTGGCAAATAAACAAACAACAGACGTCCACTTTACTGTTGCTATTCATGCGTTAAAGAACCCAAGTGGCACACCATCCGTTGGTATTGCAACTAAAGGGTCAGACGCAACAACTAAGGCGTCTGTTTATACGGACTTAGATAGTCTGTCAGCAGATTTTGATGAAACGACGGGCGTCTATGCACAGGCTGAAGCGATGTTTGACGCTGATAACTTTAAGGGACCAGTGGAGGTTATCACCTACCCTAATGTTGACTCAACGACCCCGGCCAATGTTCAAACGACGGGCACAACTACTGGTGCAACTGTCACGGCAACAACCACGCCTGGGATTGTGGTTGGCCTGACGGAACACTTATTTGATGGATTCAAATATTTGGTTCTAGACGGAGCTACCGAAGCAGAAACTGAGGCAGTGTCAGACTTTTTGTATGACAACCAACGTATCATGCTGGTTACGCAGCCTAAGTCAGTTACCAATCTACAAACGTTGGCGACTCATGTTAAGGGTATTCAAACAAAGAAGAACTCTCTTGGGAATACGGCAGCGATCGTTGAAACGGCTAGCGATCGTTTCGTGGCCGCACAAGCCGCGGCGTACGCTGCAGCCAACTTGCCAGTTGATTTTCAACACATTGGTAATCAGTCGCAATTCGAACCAGACACCGATTTATCAACCGACGATTACGACACGATTGCCGCTGCCAATGGGACAGTTGTTGTTAACAAAGCTGGCGACTATATGCTGCTGAACGGTCTAACTTTGGCCGGCAATTACGTTGATCAATTTGTTCACACGCAGTTGGTTATTGATACGTTCCAAACGGCTTTGCAAAAGTATCTTAACCGTCATAACTTCCCAATCTTTAATGACGCCACGATTAAAGAAATGGCACAAACCATTGAAGCTTGCGGTCAACAACTACAACAGCAGGGCATTTTGGCTAGTGCAGTTGAGATTACCAGTGTACCTCGTGCTGAGGTGCTTAACAGTGATGTGGCCGCACGTAAGTACAACGGATTCGGGTTCAATGTTCAGATTGCCGATGATATTGATACGATCAACGCCAAGATTGATTTGACACTTTAAGGAGGGGATAAGTTATGCCAATCACTTTATCAAACGGAAAAGAAGTCAATTTATATTCCGCACGGTTCTTACACATTTATTTGTTGTGGAAAGGCCAATCAAAAGAATTAGGTGGCTTCCAAAATGGCGAAGCCTTTAGTTCACAACGTACGGCTGCGGATACAACTATGCAAGGTGATTTTCACTCAAACGTTATGTTCTTCGACACTGACGACGAGACGGGAACACTGACGTTGAATACCTATCCTGGTACTTCAACCACTAATATTCTGTTTAAACTCTATCATTTACAGCACGATGAAATGCAAGCAGGACTATTGAGTGCTGACCAAATGTTTGGCCTCAATATCGTCAATGATTCTACTGGGGAAAAGATCACTGCAGAAGGCTGCCGTTTAGCCGGCCTGCCTAATAACCAAGGTAATGAGCAAGCATACTCACTACCTTGGACGGTACTAGCAGGTTACTACCAAAACACTGGTGCTGATGTTGACGACCCAATGTTTACAAACTAAAAGCGCACCAACCGGCCGTTAAGGGCAGATTAGTGCGTTATTTTCATGTTATACTGACTTAGCAAGAAGTTTTATGGGCGGTGGCGTCAATCCGAAGGGACTGGTGCCTATGTTTTACGAGAATTGGAGAGGAATACTAAGTCATGTCTGTGTTTCAGGCATTATCATTGATGATCGCTTTTGCGACATTAATGGTACTAGTTGACCGAAATAACCAAAACCGTAAATAAAAAGCCGCCCGATCAATAACTTTGGCGAGTTACGGGCGGAATTTTATTTGTCGTGTTTAACTTGCCACCGCCTTTAAAGCGGCTTGCAGGGGTCGGTGTGATAGCACCGACCTTTTTCTATGCCCACATTATAACATAAGTTTAAACCATAAGCTTATAAATGAACTATGAGGTCACCAGATGGTGTCCTCTTTTTAATTAAGGAGAGACTTTTATATGTCAGAAAAAGATGAACAAGCCATTTCAGCGTTTATGGATAATCAATTTGAACGAACGGTAGAATATACCGATTCGAAGGGTGACAAGAAGACACGTAAGATCACGCTACAAGATCCTGGATTTGATATTGCCTCACAAGCAATTGATGCCCTAAATGTTGGTGAAGATACCGGAGACGCAGGGCGACTGTTTGACCTTATTATGCATAACGTATTAGTTAATCCACATATGGATTATGAATCATTGAATGCAGATGTTCCAGACGACATTAAGAAGAAGACCATTACCAAGAAAAATCGTAGCGGTAAAGACGTGCATATCAACATGGTTTGGCCAGGTTATCGTACTGCTTTGCAGATTGTTTTCATGTCAACGCGGCCATCTGGGGCATCTAATATGAACGGTACGATGACCAAGCTTAATCGTGAAGTCTTCCGTACAGATAAGAATGAAGTATTGAAAATGAACTTCTGGGACGCTACAGGAGATGGCAGTGGACTAGGTATGATTGCCATGAAGGAAGCTACTAATTTCTTAGCAGAAATCACGGACCGTAACGGTGATCAATCGGTATTAGGTAAAGCGTTTCAGTTTCTTATGGAGTCGTTACAACAAGTCAAACTCTAAATTTGCTAATGAATTTGGAAACATTGACCAATCCTTATTAGACAAAGAAGTTAACCAACGTATGGTGTTTATCAATCCAGCACTATTTTTGGGTATGACAGAACACGATATACGGCAACAGACACAAGACGAGTTTTTGGTTAGCAATGAAATTGCTGAACGGATTGGTAAGGAATTAAAAACAATCATTGCCAAAGGTGTGTCTGATGGCGTTCTGATGGCACTTGGGAAAATATTAGGGCAGAAAGGAGGAAAATAATGGCAGAGACTAAAGAATTGCGGCATGCCGGTCTTGGTATGGACATTAATATCAATGGACTAGAAGAGTTTCGTAAGGCAAATTCGATGCTAGATGAATTTATGCGTTCATTTCATGAAGTCACTGGTCAGGCTGATAAACTAAAAGAATCACTAGGTTCCGGGCTTAGCATATCTCGTGATGTTAATCAGTCTAAAGAAAGCATGGCTGGCTTTCAAAGTGAATTCCGTAAAACGGCCCAGCAGGCTGATATCTTTAAACGCAATCTGGACTTCTCCAATATAGGAGCCAAAGATACTGAATCGATGCGTAAGCTCAATGATCAAGTCAGCAAGCTACGTTCTGACAAGATTACGCAGATCAAGACTGAGATGCAGGGATCAAATAAGTCAACGAACGATGGTTCTGAGGCAATTAAAAAATATAGTAATCACGTAGACGAAGCCCATCATCGTATGCGGCGACTCCATGATATTATCTTCGGCAGCTTTGTAGGAACGGCCGTTTCTAATGGCCTGCAAAACATGGCATCGGGAATTCAGAACGTCGTCAAATCGGGCTATGAACTAGCTGAAGGTGGCGAACAAATTCGCAATCAGTGGAAAGATATTGGGCTGAGTGAAGCACAAGCTAAGGGAATGACCGACCAAATCGGTGAGATTCGTAGTAAGTCAAATATGGCTGGGTCAGCAATTGACGCGATGCAAAAGAAGTTTTATGCAGTTACGAACAGTGTGTCACAGGCAAAGAAGTTTACGAATGAAATTGCAGCATTCGGTACAGCTGCAAATAAGTCTAGTCAGCAGATTCAGCAAATCTCTATGGGTGTTGCTAAATTAGATGGATCTAAGACAGTTTCGGCTGGATTTTTCCAACGTTCAATTGGACAGCTACCAGCATTTCAGAAAGCAATCGTTTCAGCTAGTGGCATGACAACCAAGGCCTTTAATGATCAGTTGAAGAATAGCAAACTTACCGGCGCTAAGCTACAACAGTACATGACAACTGCCGCTAAGATGAGCAGCCAAGAATGGGCCAACTTTAGCAAGACGACTAAGGGTCAATTAGCTGGAATTGAAGGAACCTGGCAAAATTTAAAAGCAAAATTTGCTGGGCCCCTCGTTGAGGGCGTGGCCAAGGCCTTAGAATCAGTTGATAGCAAAAAAGGCGGCCTAGGCGACGTTAAAAAGCAATTGCAAGGCATTGCAGAAGCTTTAGGCGCTAAAATGGGTAACTATATCGGCGAGGCCATCAAATTCTTGGTTAAGAATCGGAAGGCTTTGTCTGAGATCGCTAGTTCTGTATTTACCATTGGTAAAAATTTAGCTATCGGGGCCTGGAAGCCTATTGCGTCGATCATCAAAACTATTGGTGGCCAAAGTGGCAAAGCTTCTAAAGGTTTGCGTGGCTTCGGGGACGCGTTAAATGATATTTCTAAACACAAGAGTGCCATTCAGTCTGTGGGTATGGTTCTTGCAGGTATGTTTGCCGCCAAGAAGCTTTTAGGCATGGGCACTGGAATTATGGGACTGAGGAAACATATTTTAGAGTTCACGTCATCAACGAGATTAATGGGGTCAGCCATTAAATTGCTTCCCTGGGCTTTGTGGATTGCTGGCATTGCTGCGGCAATTGCAGTCTTAGTTAAGCTATACCAGCATGATAAAAAATTCCGCAAGTTTGTTAATGGCATTATGGCATCGATTAGAAAGATGGCTAAGTCGTTTAAAAATTTGTGGGGAGACGCCAAAGGCATCTTTAAAAATGGCTTTAAGACAATTGAAAGTATTGTCAATGTTGGCATCGACATTTTAAATGGTGATTGGAAGGGCTTTAAGAAAGACGGCGTTAAGCTGATCAAGTCATTTTGGTCCTTAGCCAAAGACGTCTTTAAGGCTGATTTTGACTTTATCAATGATCTGACTGGTGGAAAATTAGAAAAAATGACGAAGGCGTTTAGCAATACTTGGAAAGATATTGGCAAGGGCTGGAAATCATTCTGGAATGGCATATCTGATTGGTTTGGTGATCTCTGGAAAGGAATCGTTAAGCACGTTCAGGACGGTATCAACAATGTTATCAAAGTTCTCAACTCAGGAATCAGTGGCATTGATTCAGTCATTCATGCATTTGGTGGATCTAGCAAAGCGATTGGAACGATTAATCCAGTTCACTTGGCAACTGGGACCGGTGCTTTATCTGGTCAGCGTAGAGCGATTACTAAGCCAACCATGGCGATGTTGAATGATGGCCATGATTCGCCAGAAACTGGTAATCGAGAAATGCTAATTCACCCTAATGGTATGGGTGAACTGATTAAGGGAACCAATGTTATGCGCATGTTAGAGCCGGGCGCTGAAGTGTTGAATGCCACGGAAGCCAAAATGGCTATGAGCATGAAACACTTTGCTTCGGGTACTGGCTTCTTTAGTAATCTATGGAAGGGGACTAAAAAGGTGGCTGCCGACGCAGTCGGTGGTGTCGAATCAGGCATTTCAGGCATTGGCAATTTTGCGTCGAAAGCTTGGCATGGTGCGACACACTTGCTGAGCACGATTCAAAAGATTATTGCCGGTCCCGGTAAGTATTTAAATAGTCTTATGGGCAAGAAGCCATCGGGACAGGGCACTATTCTTAGTGACTTTGCCGGCGGCTTTTACAACTCCATGAAAAAACAAGCCTCGACTTGGTGGTCCTCGCTTTGGTCAATGGCATCTGGGGTTCTCGATGATTCTGGATCAGCCTCAGGCTTGCTTGCTGCGGTAGAGAAATACGGTAAGGGTAAGAAATATGTTTGGGGTGCAACTGGTCCTAATACATTTGATTGTTCTGGACTGGTCATGTATGCCTTGAAGCACGCGTTCGGCATTGACTATCCGCACTTTTCGGGTTCACAAATTGCTAAAGCCAAGAGTATCAGCAAAGGCGACTTGAGGCCTGGTGATTTGGTCGGAAATAACGAACATATTGGGGTCTATGCTGGTAATGGTAAGTATTGGTCGGCTATGAGCCCGACTAGTCACCCAAACATTGGTATGAGTTCGCTGTCATACTTCCCAGGAACGCCTAAATTTGGTCGTGTACCCGGAACTGAAGATAAGTCCAAGAACAATACTAAGTCCGGTGGGAGTGCTTTACAAAAGCTCATTAAGCAGGAGACTGGTGGCATGATGGGCTGGATTGAAAAACACTTATCACCTTTGCTGGATTCTGGTGGCGATGCCAGTGGTGGAAGTGTCAGCAGCGCGTTAATTCGCAAAGCAGCATCAATGATGGGAGTCCACCCGAGTGGGGCGGATGTCGCCAATATTGAACGAGTCATTCAACATGAATCTGGTGGGAATGCCAAAGCTATTAACAACTGGGACTCTAATGCCAAGGCTGGAACACCATCTAAGGGTATTTTGCAGTTCATTGATCCGACATTTCAGCATTATGCAATGAAAGGCCACAAGAACATTTACTCTGACTTGGATCAACTGTTGGCCATGTTCAATGATACTAACTGGCGATCTGATGTTCACACTGGCGGTTGGGGCCCAACTGGTGCCGTTCGCCGGGAGAAAGGTGGAAAGCTAGCTAAGAATCAATTATCAGTAGTCGGCGAGAAAGGCTGGGAACTGTTTAATCCAGATAATTCCGGTGTAGTCATTCCTCATGAAGCTTCAGAAAAACTGATCGGTGGTGGTAGTAAAGGCAAAGTGACCATTAGTGCACCCACTAAGGTGGTTTTTCAAGGTAACGCTGACAAGTCAGCAATTGACGAGTTAGATAGCCGGTTAGAAAAACGTAATGATGACTTAGTAGAAAAGTTCCGTGAGCTTTGGGGACTAAATGATGAAGGAGGGCTTACTGTCTAATGGCTAGCAAAACGAAGAAACTTAATTTAAAGGGTAAGAGTGATAAGAAGATTGCCAACGAAACCCAGAAATGGAAGAAAACCGTTTCTGCTGATGCGGCCAAGATTTCTAAGGCCGGTAAGGCAATTACTGCTGCCCAAAAGAAAATTGACACGGCTAATGACTATTTAAACAAAGCCAATGGCTATAAAGCTAAGAGTTCAGCTTATGATGCTCTTGAAACTCAAATCGAAGAACAAGAGAAGTTGCTTGCTAAGACAAAGAGTTCGGCCAAGAAGAAAACAATTACTTCTAAAATTACGTCACTGAAAAAAGATAAAAAATCATTAGTAAGTGATATGAAGAAGATTGCCTCCTCAGCTGGTTACCAGAAGCAAATGTCAGCAAAAACCAAAGCGCAAACGAACATTAAAACGGAGAAAAGTAAGATTAGCAGTCTAAAGTCCAAGAAGGCTAAGGACAAAAAAGTTTATGGCCAATATTCTAAAAGGAATAAAGAGATAAAGGCAGCAAAGCATAAACGTCTTATAACTGCAAACAGTAACAAAATCCAGTCAAAGATCAAAGCAGCCAAGAAAAAGTATGGTGGTCAAACGGCTATCTATCGTGCTGACTTAAAGACTAGCCGAGTATTTATGCTAGGAGAATTTGATCCATCAGAAACTAATGATCAAGATGTGCCAACTAATGAAGTTGACAAGTCTGATCCACGAACTAACTACAGCGTACGAAATTCTAAGCAGTTATCGGGGACTTACTATTTATTTGGTAAGTCTTTTTCTGATTGTGATAAGCAGTATGAAATCTTACAAGGTTGGGCACGTAAGGGCGTTGAGGTCACTGTACGAGGATTTTCTAAGTGGAATCATGCTTACTTATCATCGGTTGGCAAGACGGCTTATACAGCAGGTAATAAAAATAGCATGCAGTTATCGATTACCTTCACGTATGCCCGAAAAGACAAAGTTGCTTATGCCAAGAAAAAGACTAAAAAGAAGTCGAAGTCTTCGACGGGAGCAAAGACCGGTACCAAGAAAACAACACACAAAACAGTAACGGTAAAGCCTGGTATGACCTATTGGTCGATTGCCCAAAGCCATAATGTATCAGTTTCCAGTCTGGAAAAGATGAACAAGTGGCCAGCTACTAAGTTGCCAATTGGTGTGAAAGTGAGGTATCAGTAATGACCGTTCATGACGCGATACCAATTGAACCAGATGACATGCCATATAATCGCCAAGTAGATTTAGACTCCGGAAGTTATATCTTTGGGTTTCAGTGGAATGAAATTGATCGTACTTTTACGATAGATGTTTCCACTCTTGATGGTGTTGCTATTCGCCAAGGCGAAGTACTAGTGCTTAACCAACCACTTTGGCGGAATATTAACATTGATGGTTTGCCGACAGAAACGATTATTCCTCTGGACGAGTCAGGAAATGAAATTGAAATTGATCCAGGCAATCTGGGGGATACTGTTAATTTATGTATTGATGATATTCCCGATGGAGAGGCGTGATTAAATGACGGTAAAGGTTAAAAGTACTGGTTATTATTGGGGTATACGACAACTATCGTGATTACTCACAACGGGGCCAAACTTACTTTGTCTGAAAAAAATAGTGTTCCAATTAATTATGAAGTACCGTCTGATGACGGTGGCAGTCCGGCAACGTGTACAGTCACCGTTTTTAATTTGGCCAAAACACACCTCAATAAGATTCATAAAGGCGACCATATAACGCTGTATACGGGGCCAACAGGACTCTATGGTCTGCTTACCGAGGGAACCATTTCGCAAGTCTCACCGGAGACGAGAGACGGCATGGATAAGGAAACACAGATTACGTTCACTGAAGGCAAGGACTACAGCAAAGAAAAACGGCTGTACAGCAAATTTAATGGATCGAAAACAGTTACGCATAAAGTTAAGACGAGCGATGGTAAGACAATTTCTTATCAAACTAAGCAAGTTAAAAAGGTCAACATTGCCTTTCAAAAGAATGTTAAAGCTAGCCAAATTATCGCCAGGATTAAGCGCGACGCTAAGATTGACATTGCCGCAGTGCATTTAAAAAAGAACAAGGTGTACAAGAAAGGCTACTCGCTTTCATCTAAGCCGTTGGCCGCTATTAAATCAATCGCTAAGGATTGCGGGAGTAAGGTCTACTATCGAAGAGGTGCAATTTATATTGATGATGGGAAGAAACCCAATCCGTACAATGAGCATTTGTATCTAGCGATGACTAATGGGCTAACGCAAGAGCCCGCTTACAACAGTACTGACGATGGTTCAGCAACCTGGACCCTAGAGTGCTTCGATGATCCACGAATACTAGCTGGCTCAGCTGTCTATGTCAAATCAACGGAGCTTACTGGATTGAAAAGAGTGAAGAGCGTTACCCATACGCATGACCGAGATAGTTACAAAATGGAGGTGGTTGTTTATGCCTAAAACGAAAAAGAAAGTGGTTGATCCCAAGCATAAGATGTCTGACTTTCTGGAAAAAGAATTAATTCCGTTGATTTCATCACAGATTAATTGCAACATGATTGGCCGGGTTATTTCATATAGAAAGACTGATCACCGCTGCAGTATTCAACCATTGCCATTGCAGTCTGACGGGGATAAGCGCGCTCCTTTAGTTGAGTGTGTGGTGCCGTCGTCAATTTGGCAACTTGATGAAGTGCTTGGGAAACTAAGCAGCGGTTGGAAACCAATGAAGGTTGGCTCCGTTGTAAGTGTTGCCTTTTGTGACCGCGAAATGGATAACTGGACCGGCAAGAGCAACTATGCAATTGAAACTAAACGAGTCCACAGCCTACAAGACACAATTGTACAGGCGGTGATTTTACCATGATTGCTTTTGGACTAGATGACACCGGTGATTTGGATTTTGACCCCAACACGGGTGTTTTTAATTTGGTTGAAGATGACGATGAATTGGCGCAGAAACTCAGCTTGTTACTCAATATCAATACAGCAGAACTTCTGTGGGACGAAGATGTTGGCATCGATCACAATGACCTGTTAGCCAATGCAGACGATCAAGGGGTTATCCAGTCAATTCTCGCTGATTACTTGCAAGAACAGTGGCCTGAAGAATTTGATGCGGTTGAGATTACTGATTTTGAGGTGAACGCCGAGCAGCGAATTACTAACTTATCGGCGACGGTAACCCTTAATGATGGCACGACAGTAGCGGCAACGGTCGGGGTAGATGAAGGAGGCGACGCTGATGCCACTAACGACTGATACAGGATTTGACCGAAAAGAATTAGACGACTTACGCGATGATATTAATGCGCTATTCATCAAACGTTTTGGCGACGGTATTGATTTAGATGACAGCCAGACACCTGGCATGCTAGCAGGCGTGTTATCTGAAACAGATGATACATTGGAAAAGCTGGCCCAGGGAGTTTATAACTCTTTTTTTGTGTTGAAGAGTTCCGGGGCTAACCTAGACGACCTGGCGGCAGAACTTGAGGTCTATCGTAAGCCAGCAGTGAATGCTTACGTTGAATTGCAAATTGACGGGTACGTAGATTCAGATTCACCAACAATCATTCCAGAAGAAACGCAATTTTCCACACCAGACGGACAGGTATTTTCGACCATGGCTGACACGACGATTACATAACAAGCTACTTATGTTGATAGTGGGGGCAATACGCAACCATTAGAAGATGACGACGGTAATGCATTAGGACGGCAGCTAGTTCAAGCGGTAGCCATCGAGACGGGCACCGCTTCGAATGTTATGCCCAATACGATCATTAATCCGGAAGATTCTATTGATGGATTTTACGCTGTTACAAACCCTTCCGCAGCAACCGGTGGTGGTGATCCAGAAACTGATGACGAGTTACGTCAACGCGTACTAGCTAACCGTTTAAACACACCCAATTCCACACCAGATGGTATTCAAACCGCCATTAAAAATCTATCCGGCGTGACTGACGTCCGATTGATTAATAACAACACAATGAGCGCAGATAGTTATGGTAATCCGGCTAAGTCGGTGCATTTGTATGTCATTGGCGGTGCTGATGCTGATATTGTCCAAACTTATTTTGATTATTTACCACCACAATCCAACACGGTTGGTTCAGTCATGGGAACCGCAACGGATATTGGTGGCCGTCAGTACATTGTGGCCTTTGATCGAGCAGAGACAGTCCCTGTATTCATTAAGGTTGACATTCATATTGATGATACGAAGTTTGACACGGACAATGGACCGGCCAATATCAAAACAAACATCATCAATTACTTTGACACATTGGGCATGGGCGATAAGGTACTGTATTCTAAACTATTTGCTCCCGCGTATTCGCCAATCGGTGTCAATGATGTGGCGTTAACTTTAGGCACCAGTTTAGATAAATTAACGGAGGCTGATGTGAGCGTCAGTGATTTTCAGCTAGCGGTAACCAATTCAACTAATATTACGGTCAATATAATCGAGTGAGGCGACTAGATGTATCAAACTGAAGCAGATTTATCAGACGATTCGTTACGTGATTGGGTGACAACTATGCTGCCTGGCAAGCTTAATCAAGAAGACGATTCCAATAACCAGCGGCTTCTCAATATTATCAGCGATATTTTTTTGGCACATAAGAATGATTTACTCAATATTTCGGACCAGTTGCGGCTGTCCAAAGCTGCTGGTCAAGTGTTGACTGAAATTGCAGACGATTACGGGGTTACGCGGCTTGATGACGATGATGATTTTTTACGTTTTCAAGTCCGATTGCAGTTGCTTAAAAATCATAGCGGTGTGACCACCAATGACATTAAAAAGCTCATTGCAACGGTCTTAAGCATTGACCCTAGTGTGTTTGATATCGATGGCACGGATAATCCAGAAGAAATCGAAGTGACCAACATTCCCTTTGATTTTAATTCTGGCGATAAGGCTGAGATCAAACGGAAGATTTTAACAAACGCGATTCAATCAATGCTGCCACCGGAATATCTATTGAAAGACTTACAGTACGCCGTAACGGCCAACAAACCATTATATGTGGCTGTACATGGCCAAGCATATCCACAGATAACCGTAAAGGAGACGATTTAATGGCAACACCAAACGTTGGTATCTTAACTACTGCCGGTAAAGCTTTAATTGATAAGGCGAATTCCGGCCAAGCTAAAATAAGTTTCAGCAAAGTTGTATTTTCATCAATGGATAATTCCCAATTATCCGATATTCAAGTCAAGGCCTTAACGGCAATTTCCCCGCAAGAGGTGGTCGTTAGCCCGCCAGAAACAACGCTAGACACTGCTTCTGGGGAGACACGTATTCGAGCTACCGGGACCAATAAACAATTAGCAGACGGCGTATATGTTAAAACTTATGGGGTCTTCGCCAAAGATGATACCGGCAACGAAATTTTGTACGGTGTGACCGTATCACCTAATCCCAACTATTTTCCGGCTTACGACGGTGTCACCCCGCAAGCAGTGACTTACAGCTACAAGACCGTCATTCAAGAGACTAGCAATATCACCATGACGAACTCAAATGATGTGTACGTCACTCAGGAAGACTTAACGGAAGCAATTGGAAAAATTCCCCAACCTGATTTGAGCAACTATGCAACGCAACAACAGCTTGCAACTAAAGCTGATGATAGTAAGGTCGTGCACACGGCGGATATGCGTAAGCCAGCCAATCAAGTTGCGGGTATGGATGATGTTAATGCTAAGCAAGACAAACTATCTTACACGGCAGCCAATGATGCGACGTCATTCCATCGTGACGCTACCGGAACAGTTACTGAATCTGGCAACTTCCCAGCATTGAAAGTAAAGGGGGACAATGTCGCTACCAACGACGATCTGAATAATTATTATCATGCTAACGCTAGTGACGAGGCAGCATTAGCAGCGGCAAAATCATCTACCGTTTCTGGAATATATTGGTATGAGGAGGATTAACATGGGTCTATATACTAAAGGCGGTAATAAAGTTGGTGGAATGTATATAGCTGATGGCAATGGACATAGTAAGAAAATAGGTGGCATGTACTATGCTGATGGTCAAGGAAATGCAAAAAAAATCTATTCTAGCTTTCTATCAGCTGGTACAATTCTTTATGATGGCAGTAGTAAATCAGACTGGGAAAAATTAAAATTTTCTGATCCTCAGGAATATAAGTTAGGCAAGCCGTTAGAAAGGCTAAAAAATGGAATAAAAGTAACTTATGGAGATGTCTACCACGGCGGTGTTCCCGGATATAACGAGTCTATCACTGACGATTTTACTGAAATCGACCACACAACTGATCAACTATATCCTATCAGCCAATTAAACAATAATTTCATTGTTCTAACCTCAAAAGACATCTTTGGAAGAATAGGAAATACTGCAAGCCAAAATATTGATGGAAAAATTTTGTTTGATTTAAGCTCAAATGTGTTTTCGTATGAATCTCCCGAAAATTTGTGGAGCGCATGGACCACTACGTATAATAGTCAAATTGGTGAATTCTCCCCAATTTTAAGAATTGAAGCATACTGAAATCAAGGAGGGGCAAATATGCCAATTTAATATGCAAGATCAAATTTAAGCAGGCCTTCGGGCACAGACACAAACACAAGTACTGCAACTAATTAGCCGTAAAAGCCAGTTAGTCAGTGCTTTTAATTTACCCAAAATTAGGAGGAATATTATGTTCAAAGAAATTACAGATGCGTTTACTTGGCTCAATAATGCTGGTGTATTTGCCTTCTTACTAGTATTAATTCCCGCTGTATACAAGCTGGTCAAGCCTCTTCTTACCCGCAAGGTTCAGACGGAAAAGAATACCCACGTCAAGCAAGCCTTAGAAGTTGGCTTAAACTTTGCTAATGTGATTGTTCCAGAACTGGCGGTTATGGCTGGATTATCCCTATCCGATCGGAAGAAAGAAGCAATCCGCTTCGTTAACGCTCAATTGACAGCTAATGGCTTTGACTTAGACGCTCAAACTATTGCTGGACTAGTTGAGAAGGCTTATCAAGCGTACAAGGTGGCCGGTGGGGATAATCATGCCCCAGTAGTTACCCCAGCACCAACGGAGGTTATGACCCCATCAGAAGGGACTGACAGCAATGACTAAGAAAATTGTTGACCTGTCTTCTTACCAAGCCGATTCCTTGGCTTACATGAAGCAACTCAAAGGTTGGGGAGCAGAAGGAATTATGGTAAAGCTGACAGAAGGTACTGGTTATCTCAGTCCCAAAGCTGGCAACCAGATTACCAATGGTTTCAAAGTATTCGATACCGTTGGGGTTTACCACTTTTTCCATGGACGGGGAACAGCAGAAGCTCAATACTTTCTGGCTTGGGTGAAGAAGATGGGATTAGATAAGTCCACAGTACTTGCCATTGATGTGGAAGCTTCAGATTTACCTTATTCTACGACCAGTCAGGTTAATGTATTCCTTCGATACCTGATTGACCGTGGGTACAAGAATGTGATTACGTATGGATCGGGTAGCTGGTTTACGTCTGGTCGGATTAACCGTTCTAAGTTAGTTGATAAGGCGATTTGGGTAGCAGCCTATAATAACTATGGGCCAGGGGTAAGCAACGCCAATGCCTGGCAAAATACCGATAATTGGAATGGTCATGGAGTGGATTGCAGCCGTGATTTCGATGGTAAGTTGTCGGGAACCAAGACAGCAGCTAAAAAGATTGCCAAGAAGGCTACGTATTGGTCAGAAAATGGCTTGTACGAAGTGATCACTGACCAGGTAAACGTGTATGGTAAGCCAGCCTTAGACAAGGCTAATAAACGTCGGATTCACTTCTCAAAGGGAAGCACCATTTACGGTAAGGCGGTTAAGTATGGCAAGGTATACCGGATTAAGACTGATGTTGGTTACATCTCAGCTAACAAGGACTACGTGAAGCTGGTCAGAAAGTCGGGTGGTAAGTAATGACCTTTGATCGTTGGATTGAATTAATCACCTTGGCTTTGGCTGTAGTTGCAGGTATCTATGCGGCTTTGATGGTTGTCATGAAGCCGTTTACGGAACAATTGAAAGGGATTGCTCGGAGCATGGAACACAGTAGCCAGCGGATTGAACGGCTGTTTGATTCGCAAACTACCCTACGTGAAGACTTTATCGCTAGTAGAAGTGAGCATAAAGTTATCAATGAACGTCTGGACAATGTTGAAGACGATGTACGTGAACTGAAAAGTAAATAGTGCTAGGACTGTTTCAAACTTTGCATCGATTGATGCATGATGATCTTTTGTGGCAAAATAAAGCACGAAGTAGTTGGCGTGCTTACCCGCGCTACTTCGTGCATTCCGGATTAATTTCATATTTTCTATTTTCGTTTATGTGAAAATAGGTATCTAAGTAGGACAGGACCGGAACTGCCAAACAAAACGTATACCAAGTCCCTTGCTGAACAGGTAACGCCGATATGAAATACGATTGTTAGAATTGCCATATTGGCTCCTCCTTTCGGATGACAACTAGGTTGATTAGGCCCATCTACATTCATCCTTTTAACATCTTACCATTGATTTAATGGTTTTGAATGTTTTTTAAATGGTTTTATTTAAAGCGTTGTGAGAAAAACTAATTGAATACTTTTAAATCAAATGTTAGAATGACTGTAGATTGTTAGGAAGCTTGTATTTGGCTCCTGTTTATGTGGCCTGATTAACCACATAGTTGGTGCTTTTAGTTCATCTTTTGATATCTCCTTTCTGCTATATGCAGAAGGGCATACATAGCCAAAAGGGCCACTCATCTCATTACGAGGTGGGTGGCTTTTTTTATGCAAACTAGGCGACAAATTAAATTGTATGTTATATAATTGTTTACGTCCTAAGCGGACAGAAGCAACTCCCCCAACGAGAAACCTGTATGCACTGATTTCCAAATAAGACCCCCTACTCTGTATAGTAGAGGGCTTTTTTGCGTGCATTCTGCTTCATTCAAACGGACAAGTATACGTCTAAAAGCTGAATGTGTTGTCTGAGGGCGCAGTGCTGTTCGTTAATCTGGTAATTCTACAAGATGCCGGTTCTATAGAACTATAGAACTATAGATATTTAAAAATCTCGCATATTTTGTTGAACAGCTCTAACACTATCTATTACTAATTTTTTGCTCTGGTTCGGCATATTCTGAACATAGCTTTCAACGATCTCGTTGAGAACCTCATAGTTTCGCTTATTTTCAATGGTAGCTATTTGTTTTATGGCCATATGAGTGTCTAATTGTGCCTGGACAGACTTTGGAGTATCTTTTGCTGTCAATCTACGTTTTGGCTTAATTAGTACTTGGTCATTTGGCATGCTTCTGTGTTGTTCTTCAAATTTTTGTGGCTCAATTTTCTGAGGTCGTGTGGTTTTATTCTTTCTAGTTTCTCCAAAAGCACCTAATCCCATTTTATCGTTAGCAGTCATTTTTTTAACCTCTAATCAATTTTAAACGTTCCAATAATTCATCTACAACCAAATCATAAAGATGGTGAACCCTTCTGTCGTTTATATCATGGCTAGCATTATTTGTTATACCAGTACGATCAAATCGTTTTAATCTAGCCATCTGACGCACCTTTTGTTTAAACATGTTTGCATTGCCGAAGCTTGTAGTTGCATCTTCGATAACATCTAAATCTAAATCATTTCCGTTTTGTTGTAAGACAGGTAAAACGCCTAACAAATCAATGTCGAGAGAGTAATCGTCTTTGATTTGCAATAAGTGTTTAACGTATGTTTCTGCCCCTCGTAATGAGCGCTCTTGGGTTTGCAAAATAACAATAACGTAATCACTTGCAACCAAAGCGGAATCAGTAAATTTGTTTAGCTGTGGAGGAACGTCCAATATCACAAAATCATATTTACTTGAAACTTTTGATAATAGTTTAGAGAAATAATGATCTTGTGTGTAGTCATCAGGAAACGAAGAACTCAGAAATTTATCGTAGTTCTGTAAATCATCATCTGAAGGAAGTAAATCTAAGTTATCATTTACATGAACGATTGCATTTTCTAAACTACCTTTTTTTAAAGCAACTTCAAGCGTTTCGCTAAAATCAGGTTTAGTTCCATACACTTGGCTCATTGTTGTAAACAGCAAGTCTGTAGCATTAGCTTGCGGATCAAGATCTACTATTAAGGATTTTTTCCCTCTATTGGATAAGGTGTAAGCAATCATAACAGCATTAGTTGTTTTTCCAACTCCGCCTTTAAAATTCCCGGTTGTAATAGTTGTGGTCAACATAGACACATCCTTTTGGGAAAAAGTATAGCACAAAAAAATAAAATTCTATAGAACATTTTCTTCAAATCTATAGAACTATAGAAATTAATATCTATAGAACTATAGATCTATAGTTCTATAGTTCTAATAAATAGCGAGTATTGCCGACATAGCAGCTCTATAGAACTATAGATTTATAGAACTATAGAAATGAACATCTATAGATTTATAGAACTATAGATTTATAGAACTATAAATTGGATTGTTCTATAGAATTATGTAAAAAACGTCTTTACTTATTCTTACTATTGAGATATTATTTAGACATAAAACAGAACATAAAAAAACACCCACCGACTGGCATCGGTGAGCGCCACAAAAAAGTCATCATTGTTTAATGACTATTATATCATGGCCGGTGCGATTTTTAAAGCCCTAGGGGACAAGCTGGGGTCTAAATCCAAGGGGACACGTTTGCCAGGGCGACTTCAATAAGTCTGGCTATACCACAACAAGGTCATCTGTACGGCTGGGTGGTGAATGGTGAGCGCGACCATTAACGGCGCGGGTGGTAAAACGAAGCTTCGGCTTGGTGCCACTGATTAGTTGGTGATCGAACAAACATAAATACGTATCATCAACGCCCACTAGGGCGTTTTTTAGTAGGCTAAACCGAAAACGTAGGTTTATAATGAGTGGTGGTAGCAATACCGCAATTGTACAGACAAGCGACGGGCGTTAACGACCGACGAACTAAGGGGAAACTTTTAGTAGTAGAATTGTACTCTGGTTCAGTTATTCCAAATAGCTGTTTCTAGGGAACAATTCTGCGCTCAAAACGTCACTCTCTCTAAACTGAATGGAAAACCGTAACCCGTCAAGTCAAAACTAACATTAAAGTCACGAAAGTTGATGATTTAAAATGCTTGATTTAAGAGACTGTAAGATTGCTTTTACCGGTCGTTTAATGACTATGACTCGGGAACAAGCGTCTAGTTTGGCTGAAGTCTTTGGGGCAAAACCATAAAACTGGATTACTAAACAGACAGATTATTTGGTTTTTGGGATAGTTGAAATTTCATTAGGAAAGGAACTAACGACAAATAACGGAGGTTTGTATGTTTAATAATGCGTCATTTTATCATTTTGTTGCGTTTACATTAGCCTTGTCTTCATTATCGATCCCTTTGGTTGGCCAGTATGATAATGCTTCACTTCCAGTGCTTATATTTGGAGTCTTTTATTTAATGTTCTTTATGTGGGTTGATATTGTACATATGGATAAAGAATTATTCCCGTTGGTTAGGTTTTTTGTTTATCTTGTGTATGTAGCTTTATCAGCTCGGACAGCGTATACTTCCTTGGTAATTATTTTTCAATTGGGCCTTTTTACTAATTATGTTCTGTTTTTTTTGGGTTTTATTTCGTGTTGCATTTTTACAATTTCAAGCTTACATATTTTTATTCGTAATTATGACAAGTTAATTCATTTTTTCCATTAGTAATGGTATTTTGATCTATAGACAAATGAATTCTAGCATGCCATACCTACCAGGCTAGTTATAGAATAGGCTTTAAAATTAGTTTGACTTTACTGGAATTATAAGCTATTATACTTGAAGAGATTTCTTTAAAGTTGGTTTTTATTCTTCCTTCTTTGAGGATAGGGCGCCCCTTCAAGCAGGGTGCCCTTTTTTGTTACAAATATTTCATCATCATTGCTTTTTTGCTACATATAAGCTATAATTGTTTTCGCATAGATGAATCCATTCTTTCTTCCCTTCCGCTGACCTGTTGAAGGGTTTTTTTATGCAATTTTTTACAATTGTGAATTTTCTGTGAAGTTGTTAAAGTTTTCTTTTGGCATAATTGGTAACGTATGTTATAATTGCTATCAGCAATAACAATTGTGGATATTTACATAATGTTTTTGCTAAAAAAGAAATTACAGGAGGTTTTCATCTATGCGTTCATCAATCGCAAAGTCTATTTATGTTGGCGCTGCAGTGTTAGGTTTAGCTGGTCTTTCAGCTGTTACTACCACTACTGCAAGTGCTAAGAGCTATGCAACTGCCGGTGCTTACACCGCTCTTGCAGACAAGAGTCAAAATGTTACTGTAACTGGTACTAATGCCATTTACTCAAAGCCAGGTACTGTTAAGGGTGCCAAGGTTGTTGCTTCTAAGGCAACTGTTGCTAAGTTAGCTGCTTCTAAGAAGTCTAGCGACACTTTCTACGCATACGGCACTAAGACCACTAACCGTGGTTCCGTATACTACAAGATCGTTACTATGGACAAGAAGTACCGTGGTTACGTTTACGCAGGTAAGACTGCCACTGTTGCTGGTGGTATCAAGGCTGCTGAAACCATGACTGCTGCTACTACTCCAGCACGTACTACCGGTTACTACTTGAAGGATGTTTCAAAGAACACTCTTTGGACTGCTCCTAAGAATACCGATATCAATGCCAAGAAGGTTAGCCTTTACGGTGCTGCCAAGACTGATCCATTCACGGTTGACAAGGCCGCAACTAAGACTAAAGAAGGTTCTTTATACTATCACGTAACTGATAGCAAGGATTCTTCAATCTCTGGCTGGATCTATGCTGGTAAGGGTTACAATACTTCTATCACTGATAACACTAAGCAAGAATTAGGTGGTTTATCATTGAATATTGCAGCCGCAACTGCAACTGCTGACAACAGTGTCAATGTTGTTTATCGTGACGGTGCCAAGACTATCTCAACTAAGACTTGGGTTAACTCACCTGCAGCTAACACAACGCCTACTAAGGCTGGCGACGATGTTGCTGCTGATTTGGTTGACGTTTCAGGTGCTAAGCTTGTTGATTTCGTTACTAACAACGTTCCAGCAAACTACAAGGCTTCTAACATCGCAGCAGCTACTACTGGCGTCAAGTTTGGTAACACTATTTATGTTGACTTGACTGCTGCAGCTACTTCAAAAGTTTCCTTTGTTGTTGATGGTTTAGCTAATGGTACCGACGTAACTGATGCCCAAGCATCTGCAGTTGCTGGTAAGCTTACTAAGGGCACTAATTTGACTTCTAAGGATCTTACAGCTACTTTAAACTCAGCAGCCAAAGACAACCTGAGTGGAGTTAAGGGTACTCAATTCACTGCAGATCAATTGAACGCTATTGTTGGCGGTATCACATTGGGTAATGGTACCAAGACGTACTATGCATCTAATGGTGACGCATATCACTATGAATTTGCTATTACGACAACGACTGCTACTGATGGCACAAAGTCAAATACTTTTGCCACTGACAACCGTTTAGCATTCCCTGGTGACACCTTGAAGGCTAGCGTTACTGCTACCTTGAAACATGGTGCTGCTACAACTGCTGCTTCAGATAACAGCTGGATCGCTTAATTAGAATAACTAGTTGTTTAAAAGGTAAACCCAAATGGGTTTACCTTTTTTGTACATAAGTATCAAAATTAAAAGTATTTTCCACGCATATTAACTGGTTCAGACAATGTAGGCTTAACTTTCTTGCGTGGCATATTTTCCTTGTGTTGCTTGTATAGCAAATAGAAACATGTTCCGGCAATGATCAGTAACACGGGCCATGACGTAACAATCTTCCATACGTCTATTAGTAGCATGATACCTATAATCCACCATAGCCACTTCGTGAAGAATTTGTAGCCTGCCCATATAACCATGAGTGTTAGCAGTAAAAGCATTGTGAGCGCCTCCTGTAACAGATAACTGCGATTATTAGTAGTCCATTCGCGTGATTTCAGGAGCTGATGTCAAATAGTCATTAATGTGATCTAAAAAATTCTGAAAGTGGGGAGTTTCGTTGTGGGATTCAACTGCTGCTTGATCCTTCCAATGTTCGATTATTTCGTAGTCGTTGTCATTGACCAATGATTTAAAGTGACCATAGAACTCATTACCAGTTTCCTTTGAAGAGCAGACAACCAATTTGTTTACAAACGTCTCATACTGTGGCTTCATTTCAGGTTTTATATGCAAAGCAACGTTAATAATTTTCATGAAATTACCTCCTATTGATTAATATAATAATACCGCTAATCCTGAGGACTAGCGGTATTTTTGTTAAAATAACCAAATTATACAGGGTTAAGGTCTAGATCAGCCTGTTATAAAAAATAATCTGATTTTATGCGATAATAACACTATGGTAATTATTTAGGCAAAGTTGATTTTATTTGTTTGGCATACATAAAAAACGTGTTAAAATACTTTTGGAGGTGATAATAATGACCACAGTAAAAGTCGATCCTAAATTAAGCGAGCAGTCAACTAAGCTACCTGATGGTTCAACTATCTATATATCTGATATGTATAGAGGTAGGCATTCAGATGTTGTGCACTTTAAATTTTTTAATAGCCCACACATGAATTTTTGCATTAACAAAGAAAGACTAGTTAACAACGCACACATAACGGCTCATGATCTTGCTAAGTATGAAGAATTTCTAATTAAATTGATTTAAGTTTTTTATAAAAGTCCAATTGATGTTGGTATCTTATAAAAGAGCTAAATTGCAGATTCCCTAATTAATTCGAACATAAAAGAGGCCACCTAAAAATAGCCTAGGTGGCCTCTTATATATATCATTGTGCACATCATGAATGATAATAATTAACCTTCAAACACCATATCAGCCATAGATTTTTCTAATCTGTAAATGATTTCATGCTTTTCAATATAATTTATCCAGTTAGCACGGTGTTTACGTTGAGCAGATCCCATAGATGTACTAATTTTATTATGAATGCTGATAATGAATTTGATGACAGCACTACTGGTCTCATTTTTAATGCGCAGGCTACTCCACTTTTTATTGGTGGGGCGGTCTGCGTTTTGTTCGTTTAGGAACGCAGCATATTTATCCCGAAAATTGTCGACAATCTGACTGTTTGCTTCCAAGTATTCTTCTAATTCAAACGTTGTCATAACAGCAATCTCCATATTTAAGTTGTGAATCAACCGATTACATAGGAATCGGACCTATGATCAACCACGGGTTTACCGAACGCATATTCTTCTTTGATGATAAGATAGGTCCCCATGTAGGGGACTAAATGGACCTTGTTGGACTCGAACCAACGACCGGACGGTTATGAGCCGTCTGCTCTAACCAACTGAGCTAAAGGTCCAATGAACCCTGCGAGAATTGAACTCGCAACCTACAGTTTAGGAAACTGTTGCTCTATCCTGTTGAGCTAAGGGTCCTTTTTCCAAACACTAACAAATGGAAGTTCCCATGTAGGGAAATTATTAGCTTTAAATCCTAGGGTTGACGCCACTTGCTTTTTCTTGAAGGTAACAGAGTGAGTATAAGTACATATACCCCAATAATATCTCCAATGTGAAAAGGCACGAACGTTCCCACGATCCACCATCCAGAATTGTTAGTATCATGTAATCGTCGAGTTGTCAAAGCTAGTATGAAAACTCCGTACACTATGGTAATTATGCAAAATAAAACAAATGCTAAATTATTATTTGTATTCATAGAAAGTATATCAGAGATCTGTGTTTTTGTAATTAATGAAATCAATACAATTATTATAGCATAAATAATTGTATTGGTAATCTCTACCCACCAATAGGCTGGACGAGTAGAGGTACCATTAAAATCGAATAATCGTGTCCAAAAATCAGCATAGTATTTTTTCCAATTTTCATAATATTTCATGACATTTCCCCCTAGGAAAATACGACGCCTAATACTTTGACGCCATTTTCCTCGTCAACTTTGATATTAGGATATTGTGGGTTGAGTGATACCAGCGTAGCCTCACCATCAACTACTGACAGCTTTTTCAGATACGCGCAACCGTCCATAATCGCGGCAATGATCTGACCATCACGGTAATCGTCTTCCTTCTTGACGAAGACAACTTGCTTATCTTGGTAAACAGGCTCCATTGAGTGTCCGTTAATCTGGAAGGCATAGTCATAATTACTAGGAACAGGCTTATGTACGGTTACCGTGAATGGCTTGGTAGAATCATCAAGGAACTCACCAACACCGGCTGATAGGACACCACTGGCGGTAATTTCGAGGGTATCGTTGTCTTTAGGGAACTTGATGACGTTTCTATTATTGTTTTGCTGGTTATTTAACAAATCTTCCGCAACAGATAGAACCTTATTCTGATTAGTTTTGGATAACTTATTGTAAATTTCGATGATATTATTTTTGGTAAAAGTATCTCCCACGATATCGCTGGTAGAAACGTTAAACAGGGTAGCCATTAGAGTGATCTTGTCCATTAATGGTTTATTTCTTCCAGATTCCCAAGCAGAAATAGATGTTGGTCTTACGTTAAGAATAGAAGCCAAATCATTCTGTGTATATCCGTGAGACTTTCTCAGTTTTTTTATGTTTTGTGATATATTCAAAGTATTCGCTTCCTTTATATTAACTGATTTAAGTGTACACTATAAGTGTATCAAAGTAAACATTTTGGGCAAAAAAACCCGCAAAAAGGCAATTTTAGCTTGCAACTACACTTCAAGTGTACTACACTATAAATATAGAAACGGAGGTGCTTATATGCAAGATTCTTCAGCCTTTAATATTAAGTCTGCACGTGTCAAGGCTGGTTTTAGTCAAGAACAAATGGCTAACAAATTGAAAATGAGCAGACAGACATATCGTGAATATGAAAATGGAAGAAGAGTATTTCGAGTAGACAAAGCATGGGAGTTTTCTTGTTTATGCAATATTCCATTTAAGCAAATTATTTTTTTTGAAGATAACTACACTTCAAGTGTAGTTATGAAAAGAAAGGAGCAACTAGAATGCACGAAATGACGCCATTTAATTTTGAAGGTAATCAGGTACGCACCGTAATGATTGATGATGAACCACATTTTGTTGGCAATGACGTAGCAGCCACTTTAGGATATTCGCAACCTGCAAAGGCTATTAGAGAACACGTGAATGAGGAAGACAAAGGGGTGTCTAAAATAGATACCCCTGGTGGGAAACAAAAAGTGACAGTCGTCAACGAATCTGGCGTGTACGATCTCATCTTCGATGCCAGTCGTCAAGGCAAGAATGTAGATATTCGCCGTAAGGCAACGGAGTTCCGCCACTGGGTGACTAACGACGTACTCCCGTCAATCCGCAAGACTGGCACGTACAGCACAGATAACACGCTAACAGCACAACGGAATAAGCGGCTAGAAATTATGGAAGCCAACAAGCAAACGCGCAAGGCTACCGCACTGTACGACATTGCTATGGAAGTGTCGGACGAACGTGCCAAGCAAAACATGCTACGTGAAGCAGCCAAGCTGATTATCGGCCATGACGTTGAATCCCCTAGCTATACAGCAACGTACATTGGCGAAGCGTTAGGCGTTTCCAAGGAGTTGGTTGGACGTATTGCTAACCAGCTAAATATCAAAGCACCTGAGGGTGGGGCTAACAAGTATGGTTACTGGGTGATTCGGCGTACAGACGCAGGCACGTATCCACAATGGCTGTACACAGACGATGGCGCTAGTGAAGTTGCTACTGAGCTACGGGCACGCATTGAGCAGACAGCATAAGGAGGACAAATGATGAAGAAAGAAATGGAAAACGTACCATGCGTTGTTGTACATCCAGCAAATGATCCTGATTTCGATGGATCAATGCTGAATAGTAAGGAATGGGACCGCATCGTAGTTGTAACGGATGAGGGTAAAAAAGTAGCAGAGATTAGCACTGACGATGCCACCCCTGCTACCGGTTACTTGGTAAAACTCTATCCAAACGTTAACTAGCCTTTGATAGAGCGTGGGTCATGACCGTGACTATCTTTGCGAGAGATTTTTCCATCACGATTATGAACCACAAGTTCGGAATGCTGATTCTTAGCAATTTCACGGGCACGTTTTTCAGCGTCCACCTTGTTGTCTAAGTGTACGGTTGCTCGGGAATTCCCGGCACCTTTAACATTCCAACCGCCTTTACCATCAGGAATAACGTGTTGATCTGACATCTTTTCACCTCCTTTGTGATAATTATGTCACTTAAAAGGTGGGTAGAATTATTTTTTAAGCAAATTGAAGCTGAGCAGACAGCATAAGGGAAGTGATAAAGGTGATTCATCATTATATTACAGAATATCGTAACGAAAAAAACGAAGTTGTCTTTGAATCCTGGATTCAACTTAATTTTCTAGGATTAGTGTGGTGCTACTCCATTAAAAGTTATGTTCTGGATCCCGGAAAAGACAGCTCCGGTATAATTGATAGCTTTCTAAAAACCGCGTCATATCACGAACGCTAATCCGTTTGTCTGCTAGCATGTTTCCACTTGTTGTGAGTATTGGCACTAACTGGTGGTAAGCGATGGCCGGATATGCGTATGGTAGCTTGCCTTGGATTTTTAAGCTTTCCACCTCGAGGACCAACTTCAAGATACTTACCGATTGGAACGTTGTCAGTACCTGGTTCAAATAGTTTAACCATACTATTCACCTCGATTAATTGGAGTAACTCAAGTATACAGCTGAAAGGAATGGTTATATGTATGAAGTTTACCTGCTAGTTGGCTTCCTAACCTTCTGGCTAACAGTAATTGTGTTGATCGCCTCAGCTGGGTATCAGCTACGTAAGTCGGTGGCACGCGCTGGCGGATGGACACCATTTTGGAAAAGCTTCTTTGGAATGGAGGATCAGCATGAAAATTAGACGCAAAAAAAGGCTGAGCGCCCACTCAGCCTTAGATAAACGATTTGAAAAAGAAGGATTCAGTTATCAGTTTAGTGAAAAAGTGGGGCGTTGGCAATGGCTTTAGGAAGATTTTGTGGAACTACCGCAGGATATGACCGAAAGTTTAATGCTCCTGTGATCACGCACATTAATCAGACTGACGATGAACAGACAATCATAGAGCACAACGCTCACGTTGAGTCACTGGAAAAATTGGCAACGGATTTAAGCAATTGTCTGGAGCACACCACTGACGAAAAGTATAAGCGGTATTTGGCGGTTAAACTTGATCGCACAAATCAGCGATTAGAACAGCTACGAACGGAGGAAACAGAATGGAATTAGCTGAAATAATTGGTGAGAACTTACGCGTATTGATGGCTATTAGCAAAATACGAGTTGGCGAATTGTCTACTAAATCTGGCATATCAAGAAACACAATTACGACACTTAGAAAAGGAAAATTCAAGATGATTCAAACTAAGAGTTTACAGAGATTAGCAGATTGTCTCAACGTAACTGTTGCGCAGCTAGTTACACCGTTTAAGGAGGAAAAATAATGGATGCACTAGAAAAATATGATTTGGAAAACGATGAAGTGGCAAGCAAACCCAAGTTTGAGATTACGGACCTAAGTTCTGCTACGTGGGCGATGCGCAAGTATCGTGCACTTGCTGCTAAAGACGATGAATTAAAAAAAGTGGCATTGGAACAAAAAGAGTCCATTGATACTTGGCTTGAATCTAAACTACAAGCTAACCAAGATAGTCGTGCGTTCTTTGAGGGATTGTTTGCCGACTATCTAACTAAACTACGGGCAGATGACCCAAAGGCACGAATCGAGACACCGTTTGGTACGGTTTCAACACGTAAAACGCCAACTGGTGTTAATTGGTCAGATGAGGCAGTTGTGCAGTCATTGGAAAAACAAGGTCTGAACGAATTAATCAATATTAAGAAAACTCCTGATAAAAAACAAATCAAGAAGCAATTTCACTTTGTTAAGGGACGTTATGTTAATGATGAAGGACAAATCATCGATGGCGCTTCTGAAAAAGAAGCAGTAGAAAATTTGGTCGTTAAACCCGCAAAGGAGATTTAAACATGAACATCAGCGAACCTACAGAAAATTCAAATGTTTTAGAAGCCAGCTCTAAAATTGAAGTTGATTATCAGTTAAAGATAAAACTTCAATCGGCATTTAATAAAGGACTTTCCCACTTTCGCCAGCAAGTTAAGGCACCAAAGAAAAATGGCCATGTTGGCTATAAAACTAAGAGCGGTGGTAAAAACTACGATTACGTACTGTTAGAAGATCTGATCAAAGCAATTGACGAGGGCCTAAAAGATACTGGCTTGGCATGGTATCAGGACTGTGAGACGGCTAATGGCGTTGTACGCGTCCGCACGATTGTCACACACGAAAATGGCTACAGTAAGTCTTCTTCCTGGATGGAATTTAAAACAAGCGGAAACCCACAAGATGCAGGGAGTGCCATGACCTATGCCAAGCGCTATTCTCTGGGGACAACATTTGGCGTCAGCTCAGAGGCTGATGACGATGGTCAGCAAGCTAATGAAACCACGCCTAATCAAAACAATCCGCAACGAAAAAATACAAGCAAACCTGAACCTTCGACCAAGCAACAACAAACCACTCTTGAGGGCTTATTCAAAGCAATGAGTAAGACGGCCAGTGCACCAATTGAGGCTGTTAGAAATGGTTATTTGGAAAAGGCAGGTGTCAGTCAATCTAGTCAACTGTCCCACAGCAAAGCTGAAAACCTAATTAAGCTTGTGATGAGTCAATTAAATAAACAAACAGATAAGGGGACTTCTAATGATTAATCGAGTAGTTTTGACCGGGCGACTAACCCGTGACGTGGATTTACGGTATACGCAAGGCGGTGCTGCTGTAGCTACTTTCAATCTGGCCGTTGATCGGCGGTTTACCAACCAACAAGGTGAGCGCGAAGCTGATTTTGTTAGTTGTGTTATCTGGCGTAAGTCGGCAGAAAACTTTGCTAACTTCTTCCACAAAGGATCCCTGGTAGGCATTGAAGGCCGTATTCAAACACGCAACTATGAAAATCAGCAAGGCCAGCGCGTATACGTCACAGAAATTATTGTTGAGAACTTCTCGTTCTTGGAATCAAAAAACTCTACTGGTAACGGTAGTTATCAAAACAATCGGCCACAAAAAAATACAAGCGATCCGTTTGCTAATAACGGTGGCTCTGTCGACATTACCGATGATGATCTTCCGTTCTAAGTTGAGGTGATTAAATGCAGCGGTCACGATCAAAATACTTTGAACGTAATGGCAAGTCATACTTGTTAGTTGAGCTTGACCACCAGCCTAATTTAGACCATATCGAGACCGTTAGCGGTTCACGTGACCAACTTTACTTAGATTGGGAATTAGCTGACACACGGAAAGCTAGGCCACAACAACGGCGGCTATTCTTTGCCCTGTTGAGTGACATTTATACATGGTCAGGCATGCCTACAGACTTTTTGAAAGAGTTGTTCTATCTGCAATATGAGGAATACACGTTTGGCAAACAAATTAGCCTGTCAGACACGACAGAATCGTCCGTGAGCGACGCTAACGTGTTACTCGACCTAGTTATCGATTTCATGTTTACGTGGCGTGTACCGTTCAAACAAGGCTATGAATTGCTACCGAGAGAGCAGGAGTATTACCAATATCAGTGTTGCCGCCATCGTCGGTGCATGATATGTGGCCGTGAGCACTCAGATATTAACCACGTTGATACGGTTGGGTCTGGTCGGGATCGGAATCATCTTGATCACACGCAATTGCGAGTTAACTGCTTGTGCCGTGAGCACCATACAGAATGGCATAAGATTGGGCCGACAGCGTTTGGCGAGAAGTATCACATTCCAGTTACTGGGATCAAACTGGACGAAGAAACGTTGAGAAAAATTGGAGTTAGAGGAAATTACCGAGGTGAAACAAATGGGAAATCTATTAATTAGTGAGCCACCGTTACAGGTTTTACCGTCGTTAGCAGTCAAAGTTGGATTGAACGAGGCAATCGTTCTCCAGCAATTTCATTACTGGTTGCAGCGCTCAAATAATATACGGGACGGCTATAAGTGGATTTACAACAGCTTTCCTAATTGGAATAAGCAATTTCCCTTTTGGGGATTAAATACGCTTAAGCGTGCAGTAACTGGGTTGGAGAAAGATGGCTACCTTATTACGGCAAATTATAATAAGGCCGGTTTCGATAGAACCAAATGGTATCGCATTGATTACAGTAAATTGGACATGAGCCGACCATCGACCCAAAATGGGTCGACGAATGGCTCAGAATGGGTCGATGGAACGGCCCAAAATGGGTCTACCAATACCAATAGACTACCAGAGACTACTACAGAGACTACAAAAGAGAATAGCGCAGCTGTCGCTGCACCTTCCTCAATGGAGCTTGACTTTGAGAAAATCTGGTCAGCTTATCCCAATAAGAAGGGAAAGAAGCAAGCTTTTAACCATTACAAAGCTTGGCGCAAAAAGTCAGCAAAGCATTCCAACGATTATCTTTTCAACCAGTTAAAACTGTACAAGCAATATATTGCTCAGAATAAAGATTGGTATCGCCCCATGGATGGATCTACATGGTTCAATGGTCGGTTTGATGATGAATATCAAGTATCGACTGAACAAAAACATGAGGGCCGCGAGTATTGGACGGGAGGTTAACATGGAGCACGTTACTTTTGACCAGGGATATATTCAGCGGTTAGCCAATGCCCACCATGTTGACCTGAACCACTTGCCGACTAAGGAAGAATTAGATCGTAAGACGGCTGAGCAAGCGGCTCAACAATTGAAGCGAGACAAAATGGCCCGGTACTATAGCTACTCGGTTTGGTCCGGAAACATACCGCTAAAATTCTCGTTTGGCAACTGGGATATTGCTAAGCAGGATGATCCGAAATTGGCTAAGTCACTAGGAAAAAAAGCATTCGTGTTGGCTAAGCAATTAGAAAATCAAAACTTCAATGTGGCTATGATGGGTGATCGTGGTGTCGGCAAAACGTCTTTGGCGTTAGCGATGTTGGAGTACCTGATGGGACATGGGCATAGTGGCATGTTTGTATCGACTGCTGAGCTGCTAAAGATGGTCAATGACAAATATGATGATCCGTCAATTCGGCCCAAACTGCTCAATATTACGCGGTCAATGATTGAGGTTGATGTATTGGTGCTAGATGATTTTGGCACGGAAGGCGGCATGACAGGAAATATCAAACCAGTCCATAAAGACTTGCAAGATATGATGTATCAGGTCTCTAATGCCCGAGTTGATTTTAGCAATAACACTGCTAAGGGTATCACCATCATTACGACCAACAATACCAAGGGACAGCTAAAACAGATGTATGAAGGCAAGTTTATTGACCGTGTATATCCAGACAATCCAGATCATCAATTAATTTTCGATGGCATGAAAGGGGTGCGTAACGTATGA